ATTTTTTATGGTGGTTTGGTATATGGCTCAGGAAAAGTTTAAAAAATTAGACCAAATTGAGCAGAAACTCAACGACACTCGTGTGGAGGTTGCCCGTGATCACGTTACTAAAGAAGAAGTTCAACGCATTACTGACCACATTGACGCAAGGTTTAACCGCCTTGAAGAAAAAATTGACCGGCTTATTTCAAAGGGGTAAATAATGGCACGCAAAGGACTACGTAACGCAGCCCTCCTCGGGGGTGCTGCTCTTCTTGCCGCAAAGATGATGGGCGGTAAGGATAAAGATAAAAAATTTGCTGATACCCAAGACGCTGAAGCAGGCGCAATGCTTGCCGAAAGAGGCGGTGGCGGTGGAGATACCGGCATAGCGACGCAAAGGTTGGCAGACTTTAGGGGTAAAAGTGGCGATGCAGATATGGACATTGGCCCCCGTATACCCGGACGCCGTGCTGTCGCTCAAGGAATTGCCGACATTGAAGACCGAGAAGCAGGCGAAAGAGTTGCTGGTAGAGGGGGTTTACCGTATGGATATACCCCATACCCTACAAGTGCTAGAGCACGGGATTACGAAGCAGAATTAGCGACAAAGCTACGGCCTCGTGGTGGTATGAAGTCTGGTGGTTCTGTTAAGTCTTACAAATCTGGCGGCAAAGTATCTTCGGCCTCTAAACGTGCTGATGGGTGTGCGATGCGTGGTAAGACTAAAGGACGGATGGTTTAATCATGGCTGACGATAAAAGAGTTGAAGGCCGCACTACTTTCATTGAAGAGAACATGAAGGACGGGATTCTCAAAGATATTGCTATGAAAGTTAGTAAGATGGGTGATGCCGTTGGTTTTACTCAGGAAGATAAGTACAAGGGTAAAACCAGAGAAGAGATAGCCAAGAAGCCAGTTCCCGAAAAGAAGCGGGCTGGAGGTGTGGTCGGTTCCGCTTCTAAGCGTGCTGATGGTTGCGCTGTTCGTGGCAAGACTAAAGGAAGGATTGTGTAATGGGGCTTAAAATTGAAGATGTTTCTCCCTTAGCCGCAATGATTTCCGGTAAGGGTGGTATGGGTAAGGCTATGCGCCAAGGTTTTGGTGGGATAGCCCCAATGATGATTGCCCGTAGTGGGTATAAAGATGAGGAAGAAGAGCGTCGGGCAAAAGAACAAGCTGCCGCAACTGGAGATGCTTCTCAGAACCCTCAACCGCTAGTTACCCGTAAAAAGGGCGGCATGGTTGGTTCCGCTTCTAAGCGTGCAGATGGCTGTGCTCAACGGGGTAAGACCAAAGGAAGGATTGTGTAATGGTTCGCGACCACGACGAGATCTACGACGAACTTTTGGAAGAAAAGAGGGAAGAAAAGAGACTTGAAAGCGTTCGGGGTCAACAAAAAAAGGGCTCGACAGCAAAACCTCCTGAAAAAAATTCTTCGCCTAGCGAAGATATGCAGTACCCCACGCCAGTACCAAAGAAAACTAAATCCGTGGTCAAAATTGCGGCATTGCGTAAGGGTGGTTCGATAGATGGCTGTGCCATCAGAGGGAAAACCCGTGCCAGCCACAAGTAAGAAACAAGAAAGATTTATGCAAGCGGTGGCTAATAACCCAAAGTTTGCAAAAAAGGTGGGCGTACCAACGTCCGTAGGTCGTGAATTTACAAAGAAAGAAGGTGGTGTCATGAAAGAGTCAAAGGCAATGATGAAAAAGGAAGTGTCCTTTATGAAGAAAAAAGGCGCCCCTAAGTCCATGCTTAAGCATGAGATGAAAGAAGCTGGAATGAAGAAGATGAAGTCTGGTGGATTAGCTGCTGGTCACAAGCAAGCCGACGGCGTTGCTAAAAAAGGTAAGACTAAAGCCATGAGACCTAAGATGATGGGCGGCGGGATGTACAAAAAAGGTGGGAAGACCTGCTAATGCGTCCGAGCCGGGGTATGGGGGCCATAAACTCCTCTAAAATGCCAAAACCTACGACGGTCAAACGCAAGGACGACCCGGATGAGGTTGAGATGTATGCCGAAGGCGGTGAGTCTCGTGTAAACGAGGCAGGTAATTACACCAAACCCGGCATGCGTAAGAGCCTGTTTGAACGTATTAAGGCTGGCGGCAAGGGCGGGGCTCCGGGTCAGTGGAGTGCCCGTAAGGCTCAAATGTTGGCTATGCAGTATAAAAAAGCAGGTGGTGGGTACCGTGATTGAGTTTGTCCAGAAACAAATTGAGATTTCTGAGCGTCTATTTGACTTGATGCAAAAAGATCATAAAGAGCGCATGAACGGTATTGCCATCTGGGCTGAAATGAGTTCTGGGTTGATGGATAAGTTAAATCAGCGAGATGCAGAAATAACTAGACTGCGCCATTGCGTGCGGGTATTGGAAGAACAACTTCAAAAAAATAATTTTGGGGGAACAAATGAAAGCGCCGCAACAAAGTCTGAAAGCGTGGACCCAACAAAAGTGGAGAACTAAAAGTGGCAAACCTTCTACGCAAGGACCGAAGGCTACAGGGGAAAGATACCTCCCTTCCAGCGCCATCACAGCGCTCTCCCCGCAAGAGTACGCGGCGACCACCCGTGCCAAAAGAGCCGGTAAAGCCGCAGGGAAGCAGTTCGTCGCCCAGCCTAAAGGGGTGGCTAAAAAAGTTGCTCCGCATAGAAAGGTAGGATGATATGGCTAAGAGTTTTCCCGATCTAAATAACGACGGTGAAGTTACCCGTGCTGACGTACTAAAAGGCCGTGGCGTCTTTAAAAAGGGCGGTAAGACTGAATCCAAATGGATTCAGAAGGCTATTAAGAAGCCGGGCGCATTGCGGGCTGAAATGGGCGTAAAAAAGGGTAAAACAATCCCCGCTAAAAAATTAGCGGTAGCCGCTAAAAAACCCGGTAAACTGGGTCAGCGTGCTCGCCTTGCCCAAACTCTGAAGAAACTGAAATGACCACAATTGGAACCGAGTCGTTTAACTTAGACCTCAATAACCTTGTTGAGGAGGCGTTTGAACGGGCGGGTTCCGAACTCCGTTCGGGCTATAACATGCGTACAGCCCGTAGGTCACTTAACCTTTTGACAATCGAGTGGGCTAACCGGGGGGTGAACCTATGGACGATTGAGGAAGGCCAAATTCCACTGGTGCAAGGGCAGGTTACTTATCCGCTTCCTAATGACACCATAGACCTGATTGAGCATGTAGTTCGCACAAGTAACGGGGTTCAGTCTACGCAGACGGACATTAATATCACGCGGATCTCTGTATCAACTTACGCAACAATCCCTAACAAGATTACACAAGGCCGACCAATTCAAGTCTGGGTAGACCGTAAATCTGGTAGCACCGCAAAGACAGGGATAACCCTAGCTGCAAATATTGCCGCTACTGACACGACTATTACTCTTTCCTCTACGGTTGGTCTTCCCGCCACAGGCTACATCACGATTGGTGCTGAGACTATTAACTATACAAACTACACCTCAAACCAATTACAAAATTGTTTGCGTGGTCAAAACGGAACCACTGCCGCAGCCCATACTGCTGGGGCGGCAATCACGGTTCCCGATCTACCTAATATAAATGTCTGGCCTGCCCCGGATCAAGGCACGGCTTCTAGCCCGGTCTATACCTTTGTTTACTGGCGTTTGCGTCGTATTCAAGACGCTGGCAATGGTCTGAATACCCAAGATATACCCTTCCGGCTACTGCCGTGTATGGTGGCTGGTTTAGCCTATTACATCGCTATGAAGATCCCAGAAGGGCTTGCTCGGCTAGAGATGTTAAAAGCCTCTTACGAGGAACAGTGGATGTTAGCTTCCGGGGAGGATCGTGAAAAGGCATCCGTGCGGTTTGTGCCGCGCAACATGTTTATCGGTAGTGGTGGGTACTAATGGGTAATAAGTTTTCGTCGGGCAAGTATTCGATTTCGCAATGCGACCGATGCGGTTTTAGGTACAAACTAAAAGAACTTAGGCGGCTGGTCATTAAGACCAAAAACATAGATATTAAGGTTTGTAAGGAGTGTTGGGAGCCGGATCAACCGCAGTTATCGTTGGGTATGTACCCCGTGTACGACCCCCAAGCCGTGAGAGATCCACGCCCAGATACTACCTACTACCAAGCAGGTCTTAGTGGTTTAGAGACAGACCCGGATGCAGGCCCAACCGAAGCAGGTTACGGGACGCCTACACAAGGTAGTAGGATTGTAGAATGGGGCTGGGCCCCAGTGGGATTTAGTAACCCATTAAAGTTACCGTTTCAGACTAACAAATTAGTGGGTGTAGGTGGGGTTGGTACAGTAACAGTTCAAACAACTTAGGAGTAAAAGATGGAAAAGACGGCAATGAAAAAAGTGGCTAGAGCCGAAGTCAAGACCCACGAGCAAAAAATGCACGGGGTTAAAAAAATGGCTAGAGGTGGTGTGACTAGCGCCAAGATGAAGCAAGTTGGGCGTGGTCTAGCCAAAGTAGCTAATCAAAAGGTATCATCCTTTACATATAAAAACTCCGGAAGGGGCCGATAATGGATAAAGTTATTGGGCGTGTAGCACAGCCCGTGCCTATGAAGCCGGGGCAAGATATTTCTGGAAATCGTATTCCAGTACCGGGCGATGCGGCTACTTTTGGTCACAACGGCTATCCGAATGATGTGCCTAGCACCCAGACGGTTAAAACCCGTGGTACTGGGGCGGCTACAAAAGGCACTAACTCTAGTAAAAAATTGGGGTAAGTTGTGAACTACTCGACGCTGTTTCAGACCATTCAAGCGTATGCTGAGAATAATTTCCCAGATACGGTGGTCGCGACCACTACGGCTACGACGACATCTTTTCTTACAAAAGATCAGGTGGACACGTTTATTCGTCAGGCCGAGCAGAGGATCTATAACAGCGTTCAACTCCCAGTCTCTCGGGAAAACGTGACGGGTAACTGTACGAGCGGGAATAGGTTTTTAACCACCCCTACAGACTGGCTTGCTACGTTTTCATTAGCCCGGATTGATCCAAGTGGGTCGCAAGAATACTTGTTGAACAAAGATGTTGAGTTTATTCGGGAGGTTTTCCCAATTCCTACCGACACAGGTGCTCCTACTCATTATGCTATTTTTGATGAGAATACATTTATTCTTGGGCCAACCCCTGATGCGGATTACAACATGGAGTTGCATTACTACGCTTATCCAGCGTCTATTGTTACGTCCGGTACAACTTGGCTTGGTACTAACTTTGACTCGGCGCTTTTGTATGGATCGTTACTTGAAGCCTATGCCTTTATGAAGGGCGAGAAAGATGTTAACGACAACTATGTTGCTCGTTACAATGAAGCACTTGCCACGTTGAAACAACTTGGTGAAGGCAAAAACCGTCAAGATATGTATAGAACCGAACAAGCGAGGTATCCAGTCCGATGAGCACTATGAGCGAAGTAGCCTTCCTTTTAGGGGGCGCAAACGTCAAAGTATTAACAACTTCTGGTCGTGGATTTACTCCAGAAGAAGTTGCAGAACGGGCCTTGGATAAAATTATTTCTGTAGGTTCACAAACGCATCCTGCCATTCGGGATCAGGCAGAGGCGTTTAAAGATCAAATCCGTCAGGTTTTGGTGTTTTATATGAAGGAAGCCATTAAGTCGCACCATACGACGTTGGCTATCAAGTTCAGGAAAGCAGGACATCCTGAGTTTATTAAACTTTTAGATGAATAAAGGAGCCTAATATGGCTATCACGCAAGCAATGACAACCTCGTTTAAGGCACAACTTTTGTTGGCTGTACACGATTTCCGTCCCTCAGCGGACACCGGAGCAGATGTTTTTAAACTTGCTCTGTACACATCCTCAGCAACATTGGATGCCAACACAACTGCTTACACCGCTTCTAACGAAGTAGGTACTTCTGGTACTAACTATTCGGCTGGTGGACAGGCGCTAACCAACACGGGTGTAACGGCAACCAACATTAACGCCAACACCGGTACAGGCTTTACTGACTTTTCCGATGAGACCTTCACGAACGCCAACTTCACGGCTCGTGGTGCGCTGATTTATAACAGCACTCCTTCGGCAAACAGCAATGCTAATACCACGCTGACCAATGCATCGGT